GCGATTAAAACCAGAATTCTGCCCTCCGGGGACTACTCCTAGTTGGCATGAAATAAAACGCAGAACTGGCGTTAAATGTCCCAAACATGTTTGGTTATTTGACCTCTTGCCTAAGCAGTTCGACACAGCATCCGGCTCAGTTGAGTCTCAGATTATCTCTACACTTACTTTTGAAGAAATGTTAGAGGCTGTGGATCAGGCAATAACTCGTTATGAGACCACTGACAATACTATGCAGATGGTTATCGATGACCCCCCTATTACACGTGACCAGACGAAGAATCTGGTCATTCCTATGTGCAGTCCAGTCAACAATATCCGACAACTTTATGTTGGGGCTGGTGGTGATTTCCGCCAGGTTGATGAGGCTGTAGCTCGATATAGGGCACAAACAGGGGGTTCTTCATCTGATGATGACGAGGAAAGTTGTGATATGGGGTCACATGACGGAATGGGGATTATCGAAACCCAGATGGAGTCGGTGCAAGGTGATATTCCACCGACTCTTTGGTTTGAGTGGCTTAGGAGATATACTCCAAGTCTGAAACTCAAATCAAGTGATGTGGATTGGGTTTGGGGAACTTGTCTTCACTTTAGGAATACTGATACTGGAGTTGATGACAATTTTGAGTTCCCAACAGGTTTGGATGAAATTGTTCCTGACATTACCAATAGACATTATACTGGTTTAATGAAGAGATTTATGGAAGAGTCCCTTAAGACAGCTAGGCAGCTGTGTCTTCCGTATGATGGAACAAATGTTTTCTCCATTAATCTTCAACCAATGGTGCACGAAATTTATGCACGTTGGAGAGCTCTTTGTCAGATGGGAAATACTGAGTATATTCCTCAGGAGCTCAAAACCTGGATGGGTCATTTTGATATGCCTCCCTCTTTGAATTGTTCTTGTCACTCCTTTTTGATACAGCACACTGCAGGTGACGCTTTGGTGCGTAGCATGTGCTTGGTTGTTCTTAAGTATGTTATGCTTGAGAATTATTGGAACACGGCCCTATGTTGTTCCATGTATCATGAAGAATCACAACGACTTTATTATTGTGATTCTATTGGGAGATGGGTCAGAGCAGTTGAAGGTACATTTGCTGAATTCCGCACCTTTAGGGACAATTTAACTCAAGGCGCTCGCTTTTCACTTTATCGATGGATGTATAATTGTTTTATAACATTTAAGCATCGCAAGGTTGTAGTTTTCAAACTAGACCACCCCACGAACCCAAGTGGTTACGCCAATGGGGCAAATATTTATGAAGTGAAAGAACCCGCTTTCCGGGAGTGTTCAGCGCAAGTTCTTGGTCTGGGTGGTTATTATTGGCCCGGATGGAAAGGAGCTGCTGCCCAAACTCTTGGTTATTGTGGCGGGGTTGTAAGTCTCATGGGATCCGTTTACATGGCGCTTACAGGAATTGGTGAAATTTGGTCTGGATTTAGTTACTCTTTAAAGTTGCTGCGTATCTGCAACTTCAGATATAAATCATTGGGACCTCTTGGCATGTTTTATAATACGGTATCAACCTTTATTAAGAATTATGGATGGTTGAGACATTTGCTTTTAGGAGTGGGAGCTCTGGCAATAGCATTTGTTCTTTATAAATACATAACCAAGCCTTGCATGAACCTCTATGCTCGATGTGACCTTGACATGGTTAAGAAGGCTCACGATGAGGCCATTCAAGTTGGCGAAGATCACATCTTCATTACTGTGGAGAATGATGAGATCGCTTTTGTGCAAGCTATGAATTCTGGAGATTTTACTACGAAGAAACACGCTAAAATTAAGCGTCCAACTCCAGTTCAACCTGCCCGTTTGCGCGATCCGCGCATTGCACACTTAAGTAATGCAATCACTCAATCTGCCCAGAAAGGAGGACCTGATCCAAATTTTAATGACATTTTGATTAATGTTCTTTGGCAACATTTTGTGAAGATTTGTTGGCTCGAAGTTAATGAGAAAGGGGAGAGGACTGTTGTTTCTAAAATGCATGGTTTGTTTACAAACATGCGCTCTCTTCTTTGCCCTAAACATTTCTTCGCAGCCAAACATCCAATGATTCGATTGGTTTTTATGAATGGTCATGAAGTTGACTTTCCTTTCGATGAGAAGATGGTGACCCAATGGGAAAACACTGATGTTGCAACCCTTGAATGTCCATCCCAAGTTGCACCAAAAACCTCTATTCTTAAACACTTTCCTAAGTTGTCAGAAGCTGGAGGCAATGTCAATATGGTGAAACTTATAACATTCAATGAGATTTATGAACACGCGACGAGACTTATCATGTTTGACATGCGTGACGTCTCAAAATTCAGTCCGAACGCTACTTATACAGCAAAAGATGCAGCTGGTATCGCTTACCAAGTTGTTAATGGTTTCTTTGGAGATGTCCTTACTAGTGAAGGAGATTGCGGCGGTGTGTATGTTGCTTACGATGCTCACGTTCCTAGAAAGTTGTTAGGCTTTCATACGGCATACCACACCACAAAAGGCATGGCCTGTGGTACATGGTTGACCCAAGAGAGAATCATAGAGCACCAGCGACCTCCTAACCCCAAAGATTCCAAACCTGTAGAAGTAGAAGGAGTCGTTAAAACACAATGCTTAACCCAGAATATATATTGGGATGATGATATTAAGAGACATCTCAATGTTTTAGGGCCAGTTGAACGCGGACGAGCACAACTGATGCCTACGGTTAGCAAGATAGTACCAAGCCTCGTTCATGGGGAACTTACCTCTCCTATTTCACACCCTGCTCTTTTGACCCTTACGGAGCTTCCGACAGGTGAGGTAATTGATCCCAATAAAAATGCCCTTCGAAAATGGGCACGACCGCCACATTATATCCCCCCAGATGCCCGAGAGATTTTGGATGATGTTCTCCAAAATTTGCCCTTTGAATGGGGGCTCGCAAACGATGACTTTCAGAATGTTGAGTCATTGGATGTGGCGATGAATGGTAAACCAGGAACACCCATGGAGCCTATCGAGGATAAGACTTCTGCTGGAAAACCATTTACGGAAATGAAACATTCATTAGGAGGAAAGAAGGATCACATGATTAATGTGGCAGCTGAAGGAGAACCCAGGAAATATGAAGCGAGTACCTTTTTGAAGGATCGCCTCAAGATGCGTGAGGAAATGGCTAAACAAGGCCTGAGATTTGATACACGCTGGGGAGATTGTCTGAAGGACGAAAGGAGACCCTGGGAGAAAATATATGCGGGTTCAACAAGATTGTTTTGTGTCGGTCCCCTCGATTATACAATCCTGTGTCGCAAATATTTTATGCGATTCGCAGCTCATTGTATTAACGAGCGTTATCGTTTGCCTATGAAGATCGGTATTAATCCTGACGGCAGTGAGTGGAGAACGTTTTGGTTCAGACTCAATAGAAGGCAAAGACGCGCTATGGTTAAGTTTATTGCTGGAGACTTTTCAAATTTTGACATGTCTCTGCTGACGGTCTTGACAGAGGGCGTTGGTGAAGCAATTATACGATGGTTCGAGTTGCATGGTGCCACAGACGAAGAAACGACGGTTAGGAGAACATTGCTACAGGAGATTTATCGTTCTGTGCGAGTCAATGGTTCTTATATATACGAGTGTCAGCAGGGAGTGCCGTCCGGGCATTTTCTAACGGCACTTTTTAACTCGATTGTGAATTATGTCATCATCAAAACATGCATTTTCTATGTTGCTAGGCAACGAGGCATTGAGATGACTCATGAGATATTTGCCGAGTTGTGGGAATGTGGAATGGTTGGTGACGATCATGTCATTGGACAAGATGAAGACGTGGATTGGTTTGACCAACAAGTTCTTCAGAGAACCATTAAACACATTTTTGGCATGGGTTACACTGATAGCACGAAGAGTGCAGTTGTAGCCCCTTTTACAAATCGAGAAGATCTGACGTTTCTTAAGAGGTATTTTAGGGAAGTTGACGGATTCGTGTTTGCTCCTCTTATGAAGGAAGTTCTGGAAGAGGAAATAAACTGGATCAGAAAGAACGATGATGGTCCCGTTCTTTCAACTTGGAAAAATCTTGACGCGAGCCTGCGAGGCTATATGCACTGGGGAAAGGAAATCTTCGAAGAGAGGAAAGAAGTGTATAATCGCCTCGTGTTCAAACATCAGCTTGGCCCTCCATTTCGGCTGACGTTTGAGGCACTCTTAGAGGAATGGAAACATCGGTAGATGGACATTGTCGGCTTAAGACGGTCTTTAAACCAAGTTTCCCGTCCATAAGTGTCGCTTGTCAATTACACCGTGAGCGGTGCTCCGGTTAAAGAAACTGTTATTCTCTAGAGTATGAGGATAACCTAGAGAATTCTAAAAGCCTCAACGATCATGTTCAAAATGTACAAGAGAAGTTCGCTGGTTCTTCTAATAATCTCGAAAACCAGACTAGCACCTTTCAAGGTGCCGGAATTGAGAAGACGGGTTTAACAACGCTCGCTTTTGATTCTATCGAACAGAAACAAATAGCCAATTCTTCATTAATTTCTGAGATCAAGAATCTAAACCCGTATTTGCCACAGAGTTTGGCACAACAACTAGGAAGGATGAATAAGATCCTGGACTTTTCATGGTCCACAGCAGCTGTTGGAGGCACTAAAGCCGCAACGCTCACATTGCCACAAGATTTGTTTCATCCAGTTGGATCTACCCTAGTCAATGTACCCCTGATATCAAGAATGGCCGGATACCGTTACTTTAGGGCAGGTGTTAAATTAAGAATCACTGTGAATGCAACATTGTTTCACAGTGGTAAATTAATGTTCACGTGGATGCCGTTTTATAGGCAAGGCGTGGGCATTGATGAAGTTAAAAACACCTCAATATATCAGGCATCCAATAATAGACCAATGATTTTGGATGTGCCATCAAACTCTTCACTCGTTATGGATATACCCTGGATCACACCATATCAATGGATAGACCTATTGCGCTACGTTTCCTTGGCAGGAAAGTGGGACGCATTTATTGGTTCAGTGGATATATGGATTTTACATCCTTTGCGAAATTCGAGTGCTAGTGCACCGTCACCTTCAGTGGTGAATGTGACGGTAGAAGCAGCCTTCACGGATGCTGAGGTCTCCGGATTCGATCCGAAGCAATATTTACCTTTAACTGCAGATGATTTTGCCACCTGTCAAATGGAGACAATTGAAAAGTCAGCGAAAGGCGTTGTTGCTGGAGTTCGGAAAGATGCTCAACACGTGACCCACAAGATTTCCTCAATTCCCATTGTGGGGGAAGCGCTTTCAAAAACCCTTACCACCATTGTGGATAGCTTAGGTTTGGATAAACCTACCAGCATCACGGCTCCACAATTTGTCAATCACCAGCTGGTTCCTGATTTCGCAACAGGAGAAGGTATTGACATGTCTGTTCCATTATCCTTAGACCCAATGAATAGAGTAGCAACAGATCCAAAGTTGTACTCCCAAGGTAAAGAATTAATGGATATCTATGAAATAGCGAGAACCCCTTCCCTCATTAGGATTCTGACATTTACATCAGCGTCTGCTACAGGTGCGATCCTGCACACTGAATGCTGTGACCCCATGTATTGTTCACCAGAATTTGAGGAGGATGGTCTCTTCGCACCCACCTATATTGCTTACGTGAGTTATCCTTTCACGTATTATACCGGAGGTCTGAAGTTTTTCTTGCAGTTTACGGCACCAAAAACCGTTACAGCAAAATTCAGATTGTCCTGGACTCCGACTGAGTTGACAGACACAGCCCAATTCGAACTATTAGGTGGAGAATTCCCGTCAAGAATCATAGATATTACCGGATCAACACAGACGGAATTTACTATTCCGTTCTTTTCGCCATATTCGGCTCTCCCTGTGACGACCTTCCAGAGAGATACAAACCCTGTTTTCTCCAATAGAAAAAACAATGGTTTTTGGCAATTGACTGTTTTGAATCCGATAACAGGCAGCACATCCGCGACAGCAGTTGTAGACTGCGCAGTTTGGAAAGCTGCGGCGGAAGATTACAGGCTTTTTAAGCCGCGAGAAATCACTTATCACTTAACTGGAGACAAAGAAAGGACTCTTAGAGAATCGACTGAAGTAACTGAAGACGACTCCGAAGATGGCGACTTTGCGACCGTGCAATGTGACGTGTGGAATTACTTCACTAAGCAATTTACACCCATCGTACCTGCTAGTTATGTGACGCACGAGAAAGTTACAGAGGGAGAAGCATATTCTAATATACGAACTCTCTTGCACAGATTTAGTTTCTGGCAGGGAGAAAATTCCTCAAATACTCAAACTCGGCGATATCCGTTACAACCCCTTCCTGGTATTGTTGATGGCAGTCCGAATATGCTGCACTACTTTGCTCAACTTTACTATTTCTGGCGTGGGTCATTACGTTTCAAGATCTTGTATAAACAGGGTCCTGCAACCACAGGTTTCTTCGGCGCGGGCCGAGTTCTCCTGTCTACAGATAATACCCCCTTTGACCAGAACATTGACAGTGCGTACAACGCCTGGAATGGGTCGACCGTCTATAATACTGAGTATAAACCATGTACTGAGTTTGCAGTCCCTTGGTTCAGTGAGACGCTGTTCTTTCCGGTTTTTAACCACAACAGCCCAAACTCTCCTGTTCCACCTGATGATGAACTCAGCGTGGGAGAATTCAGTATTTTTCAGACGCAAAACAACGGAACCACACTCCAAACAGGTCCCTCCTACGACATTTTCGTAGGAGTTGGAGACGATTTCTCATTGGGGTTTCTATCGGCACCACCTATGCTATTAGAAACTTCCTTCACCAAAGTCAAGACCACGATTAACACGAACTTTGGGAAAAAGGTGACAACCACCTTGCGCCCTAGTAAGGCGCTAAAGCGGAAACTTCATTTTAAAAGAGTTACAGTTAAATGATGAGCGTACTAGATCTTTTGTGCTTATTATGCC